GAGACAGGCATTGCTTCAAATGCCTTTAGGCTCGGCAAATGGTTTTCCATATTTGGATTGGCATAGTTCAAAATCGTGTTGTGGGACACACCAACAACATCAGCAATCTCTTTAGGCGTAATCCCGTTGGATTGGTGAATCATCTTGTGTAGTGCGGTTTTGCTTTCCTTGGATATATCCATGTGAACACCTTGTTTACTTTCACGTTTATTAAAAACGCTAAGTTGTTGATAATTGGTTTAAGCAATTAAGGCTTCCAAATTTGCCTTTAACTTGCCTTTACTTTGAATTTGGAGAATTGCCTGGGTTGAAGCTGGAATTCCATATGAGCGCCACTTGCTAATAGCTCCGCGTGTCTTTTTTAAGATTCGCGCTAGGTCTGCATCAGTTTCAGCTCTGTAATGCTCCTTTACGTCATCGACAGTCATAATGTTTACCTTGATAAACTTTTAGTTTCCCTAAGTAAACCATAAGTTTCTTTTTAGGTCAATAATAGTGTTTACCATTGGAAACAATTGTTATGGGTATTTTTGCAATGAGCAGCGTTTCTGAGCGTATCTTGATGAGAATGAAGGAACTTAACCTTCAGCAAGTTGATCTGATTGAGGCCACAGGCCTTAGTAAAGGCACGGTCTCCAAATGGATCTCGGGTGTGAATGTCCCTAGTGGCAAAAGCATCACATCTCTTGCAAAAGCCTTAAAGACATCACCTGAATGGATTTTAGATGGTGAGGGCCTTAAAAATTTAGGTGGCCCTGTAAAAGAAGAGGACGATAAAGGATTTAATAATGTTCGTTTTAATGGAAAGAAACTTACACGGATTCCGGTGTTAGATTTTGTGCAAGCTGGTATGTGGCGAGAAGTCGCCTATGATGGCGGTGAGCCAAAGGGATACACCCTCACCACATATGAGAATAAAGACCCAAGCACTATTTTTAGTGTGACTGTCGAAGGTATGAGCATGTACCCTGAGTTTCAGCCTGGTGATGATATTGTTATTGATGCTTCAATTACCCCTCAACCTGGCGATTATGTGGTAGCTCAGAATGGTGAGTATGAGGTTACTTTCAAGAAATACAGGGTTGTAGGTTTTGATGAGCATGGCCGTGAAGTGTTTGAATTGGTTCCGCTAAATCCAGATTTCCCTATTCACAACTCGCAAAAGCACCCTATTTCAATTATTGGTGTAGTTGTTCAGCATCACAGAGAATTTAGAAAATAATAAAAGCCGCTATATGCGGCTTGGGTATTGGAGTGGGGAGTGGGGTGTGGAGTTTAGCGATTATATTGTTTATGTGGATGAGAGTGGAAGTGTTGATATGCTTAACAACGATCCAGACTTTCCTGTATTTGTCCTCTCATTCTGTGTTTTTCACAAGAAATACTACACAAGCACTGTAGTTAAGGCTGTTGAGGATTTAAAATTTAAGCATTTTGGTCATGACATTATAATTTTACATGAAAGGGATATAAGAAAAAGAACCTCTCACTTCTCTGGCTTTGATAAAACCAAGATGGGGTTATTAATGGATGACTTAAACAACCTAATGCTTAACAACCACTTCATGTTAATTTCATCTGTAATACGAAAAGACAAATTGACTGATAGGGGTGCCAATCCATATGAGGTTGCCATGAAATTTTGCTTAGAAAGGTTGTTCTATCTTCTTAAAGAAAAAAACCAACATAACAAGCAGACACATATTATTGTTGAGTCTCGAGGAAAAAATGAAGATGCTCAGCTGGAGTTGGGGTTTAGGCGTATATGTGATCCTAGTGGGAATTATCTAAACAAGATTTTCCCTTTTGAAATTATTTTTGCCTCTAAGAAAACAAACTCATCTGGTCTACAGTTTGCTGACCTGGTGGCCCGACCTATTGGTCGGCATGTTATTAACCCTATGCAAAACAATAGAGCGTTCGAGATCTTAAAAAATAAATTTTATTGTAAGGGTGGTAGAAAGCTGACAGGCTATAATTATTTGGGCTATGGTTTAAAAATATTCCCATCCTAAAAAAACAAAGAGCCTTGATGATTGCACCAAAGCTCTTTGCCGACCGGGAATGCCCAATCCATTAAGTTAAATATAAGCGATTCAATCAATTTAATCAAGCATTCCTGTACCAAACCCACCCCAGCGGTGGGTTTTCTTTTGTCTATTAAAACATAAAAGTTTCCATAAAGAATAAAAAGTTTCTTTTAATAAACTTTTCTCTTGACTATAAAGTTTCCTTTGGTAAACTAAATCTCACAGACAGCAAAAAGCCCCAGCGTTGCGCGAACAACCTGGAGCGTGACCCATCCTACAGTGAGTGAAATTATTATGAATACAAAAGTTGATGAAGGCAAGTTGAATGCTGATCGAGTTTTCAGCTATCGCGGCGAAGACAATTGGTCTGACTATGAAAATCCTGCCGAAGCCCTGCAAGACATGGAAGATGACGACGTATTAGAGATTGGCAATACCTTCCTTACTGGTATCAAGCGCCAGACATCGCCCACCCAGTTCATCATGGATGCTGATGAAGTTTTGGAAAATTACGACCTGCGCATTTATGACAATTTTCCGAGTGATTTCACTGACGGTAATACAGGATCGGATAGCGTTGGTGATGAAGCAAAAGCTGAATTAAATAACTTCTTAAAAGCTTGGGCTGAAAAACATCTGGGTGTCACTTTCTGGGAAATTGATCATGATGAAGAGATTGCTGTCACTCAAGAAATGATTGATGCCTTTCATGCAAATCAACCAATCCCGCTGCCTAAGTTTAAGTTCGGAGGCAGCCATGACAACTAAATCCAATATTCTCAAGTCTGCATTAATTGCAGCATCCGTAAGCGCGGCGCTGGTAACGGCTTATGCGGTTCAGCCAGCTAAGACTGCTGATGAGTTATCAGAGCCTCAAATCAACATCGCTGCAAAGCAATACAAAGTTGAAAGCGTAAATTGCGATCAGATCTGTGTCGCTACTGTCAAAGCCGACGATTACAGCATCTATGTCGAGTATGCCTTGGACGATGCCTCAGTCGAGTTTCTGGACATTCTGAACGTGGTGCATTTTGACAAGACTGTGAATGCCTATGTTGATCGTTATGAAATTGAAAAGATTAATGCTGCGATTGTTGGGGGTGTGAAGTGAGACATCCAACTTTAGAGCAATTCCTGAAAGATGTTGCCCGCCATGAGCTGACGGTGAATCTAGATCAAGGTTTATTTCGGGACCTGACAATTCAAAGACCAGGTTGCTGTGAAATGCATTATCACATCACCACTCGTCCGGGCCATTTAATGTTTACCGGTGATATGGGTAGCTTTGTGTTTACCCGCCTTGCAGACATGTTTGACTTTTTCCGTGACAAAGATGGCTATGACATTAACCCGGGTTATTGGGAAGAAAAATTAGAGGCTGTGGATTCACGTGGTGGTGTTAAAGAGTTCTCCGCTGATGAAGCCAAACAGATTTTAACCGAGCATCTTCAAGATCATCTTGCGGGTATAGATTCTGGCGACTACGACAAAGATCAGTCTGATGCTGAAGAAGCTAAAGAAGCTATTCAAGACCTAATTAATTGTGCTGAAGATGATCAGCATGAGTTTATCCAAAAATTGAGAGATTGGGATTCTGATTATGCTGGTGGTTTAGATATGGATTGCTGGTGGGAGTGGGATTTTAATGATCATACCTATCGCTATATCTGGTGCTGCTACGCAATTGTTCACGCAATCAAGCTGTATGACGCGCATAAATCTAATGAGGTGCCAGCATGAACACTTACGCTCAATTCTGTGGATGTGGTGCGGCAATGCGTCCGATCCATCACATCGGAAACCAGTCTTTATTCATGTGCCGTGATGGTCATAGCACTAAGGTAACTGACTGCAAGGTGAATGAAGATTTTACCCGTGATTTGTACTTCTCAGACCTGCCAAGCTTCAAGGTTGATTCTGATCTTTCGATTGAAGATAACGTGTTGACCTTTGGTTTGTATCGTCAGATCGGTGAAAACCCTG